CACTGATACATCCGCTGACGGAGTGAAAACCCTAGACCTAAGTCTAAAGGACACACCTCAGCCCATGGTAACGAAAGTTCCCCAACTCCGGATGAGACCGGAAGTTTGGATGAGTATAAGTCAATGTGTTGATTGCTTCCTCGAAATCTGCTGCTTGTTCGGATATAAACAAACACAGCCAGAGCGAGATCGACGAGAGACAGTATTGCACTGGGCGAAGCTGATGGAGGCTGGAAAGGTCAGTTGGGTAAAGATTGCAAAGTATAAAAGCTCTGCCTTCTTCGCCTACTGGCTAGACCAGTCTCTACCATTAGCGCCTTTCGCGCAATCTCTCGACGATCCGTCGAAAATAATCGGGGGTAGAGCAGGATTATTTATACGTGACTTGTTTCGGAGAACCTCACTTCAAGTAAGACTAGAGTTCTGCAATTCTATACTACAAAGTAAGAAGGGCATGCCTAGGCCTGACAAGAAAATGATGGAAAAAGCGAAACAGGACACGATGATAAAACTGACTACACCCGTCGAAGAACAGTTGATAAGAAGAGGAGGAATGATAGCATGGAACTATCTTCATGAGTATAATTCAAAGATAGAAACTGTACTTACGAAAGTAACTGTCCAACAACAGTTACGTCGAACCGTACAGGAACTATTTAAGAAGAAAATGACTCACGAAGAAAGGTTCAATGCCTTCTTTCCATCAACCTCCGCCAATTACATAAACAGTCGTGCAGGGAAGGGTGCAGTAGGATCACTCCTAGAGCACCCAACCCTGTTCGACGGTTTACGTCAATGGGGGGGATTTCTCACAACAACACATGACATGGTAGATCAAGAAGAGAAGATTTCAAACGAGAACGAGATTAAGGATATCTTTTCTGTAGACAACGACAGAATGGAGACTGCTTTTTCAACATTATGGCTACGCATGCTGAGAATCGCGTCAAGCGAGACACCAGATGTGAGCCTTGTTGCTCTAGCAGAACCACTCAAAGTCAGAGTCATCAGTAAAGGACCTCCTTTTACTTATACCGTTATGCGAGCATTGTGGAAGCACTGTCACTCAACTTTACGACATCACAAGACTTTCAAACTAATAGGTGAACCTTTAACGGAACAACTATTACTTGAAAATCTCGGTTATGATCTAAAGGAGGAGGAAGTCTTTCTATCAGGCGACTATGAAGGAGCTACGGACAACTTAAAATCGTGGGTATCGGAAACTATTGCTGAAGCAATAGCTGACGCTATCTCACTATTTCCAGTTGAACGGAAGCTCTTCCTCAGAAGTCTAACGGGACACATTATAGAAGGCGTCCCTCAACGCTCCGGACAGCTAATGGGCAGTATCACATCATTTCCTATACTTTGTATTGCGAATGCAGCAATGACTCGATGGGCCATAGAGCTTGCAGAGAAACAGGTTAGAAGCCTGAATCAATGTAGACTCATGATCAATGGAGATGACATTGCAGCAAAAAGTAATAAAAATGTATATGCATTCTGGTCGAAGATCACGTCACTAGTAGGATTAAAGGAATCGGTAGGAAAGACTTTTGTAAGTAGGCAGTTTGTAAATATAAATTCAACAAACTACATCTACAAAGAAGAGCCACATCTACTGAAATTCAAAACTACGAATGGAAAGATCATCGAGCGCAGAAGTCGATATGAGCTCGTAAAGTATGTTAATCTAGGTCTACTCCACGGATTCAAAAGGTCCGAGGGGGGTAAAGTAGGTCTCAACGACCTAAACTCCAAACTTAATAACATAGCTGCACGAGCCCGGAAAATGATTGATCTGGCGCCTGATGCAATCAAGGAAACGGTATATAAGAGGTTTCTCAACTTTCATCGCACTCTTTTAAAAAAAACACGTTTACCATGGTTCATACCTCAGTGGTTAGGTGGGATCGGACTGCCAATAACAGAAAGGCACAAACCTTCGACGCTAGACTTACGAATAGCAAAGAAGATTGTGCTTAACTGGAAGGCAAGACGACCCATCCAACTGACCGAAGATCAACCATGGAGAATGAGAAGATTAGCAGAGAAGGGTATGCCAGAGATTCAATACTCTACAGAGAGACTAATTGGAAACGAATCGTACAATAAATTAATTGCCTATAGGACAATTAATTTATTATTCGATAAGTCAATCCATCTTAGTGATCTCTACGAGGAAATACTCAATGAGAAAAAGATCAATGAAGCTTTACGTCATAACGTTAGTATCTGGAAGGTGCGGCCGGAACGGCTGCCTCCTCCTTTTACAAACGAAGAACTAAGCTTCATTGGTCTCTATCCCATCGTGAATCTCAAAGACTCACATGGATACCACTACGCGAACGAAAGGATTTTTACATCTTTCAAAGACTTGAAATCTTCTAGTCAGGTCCTAAACGACCTAGACTAATCTACCTATACTACAAGTGGGCGTGTCATATTACATCTCTTTTTACTTCATGAACTCTGGGAGCTTTCGCTACCATGAATCAGAGGTGAAGAGAGGAGACATATATG